CTTGGTGTTTTGAATATGCTGAGTATTTAGCCTCTCCTGATACCTTCCTGAGCCATATACCTATTGCTCTAGATGCTGTTTGCTCAGGTATACAAATATACTCTGGACTCCTTAGAGATAAAGAAGGTGCTCAGGCAGTCTGTGTTGTAAATGATTATAATATAGTTGAGGTAGCAGATGACTACATATTAAAAGAAGGGGAGAAACTTTATGAAGCATAAGGTATGTAAGATGTGTCTTACTGATAAACCATTACGTGAATATCACCCATTCAAGGATATGAAAGATGGGTATATTAACATCTGTAAGGACTGTCAAAACAGGCGTACAAAGGTTAATAAAGCATTAAGAGGTAAGGACTATAATAATGCAAAGTCTAGGGCTTATAGAACAACTAATAGGGAGAGAATAAAAGGTTACTATGGAGGACAATTAACTTGTGAGCACTGTGGTCTACAAGATGAATTCTTTGGTGCTTATGATTTCCACCACATCGACCCTTCTAGTAAAGAAAAGAGAATCGGAATACTTATTAATGGTGGGTGGGATAAGATAAAAAGAGAACTTGAGAAGTGCCTTGTACTTTGCGTTATATGTCATAGAAAGGAGCACCATAGGATTGCCAATGAAGTTAATAAAGAGACCTAAACGAGCTGATATCTACCAACGAGTTGCTGATAAGGTAAACCAATATCTATATAATAACGACTATCCTACCTTACTCAACTATACGCTTGGTACAGGGGAAGTACGTGAACAACATACACAGGCAGTAGGAGATAGCCTTAAAGGAAAGATAACTCGTAAGCTAACTAAAAGTAACACTATGACTCAACCGTACTCTGTAACTAAGTTTGGTATGTATGAACAACTTAAAGCTGAATTAGTTAATATGGAGAAGAACAATAAGAAGTTCTGGGTAGATGATATGTGGATTACAGCAAAGATACTTACTGATTTAAATGACCGAGCAATTGCTGAGACAGTCAAAGGAGCTAGAATTGGGCAAGAGTTCTTAAAAGAAGTTACAGCCGAAGTAGTTAAGAAAGGTAGGTGGGTATTCTATACAGCCCCTATTACCAGATTCCCTATACTACAACGTATCCACAGAACCGAGGTAGAGAGAGTACAAACCCCTATTGGTAAGTTATCGATAAGGACTGAAACTAATATCCTAAACCCTCAAAAGATGGTTAATGGTATCGCACCTAATTTTATACATGGTTTAGATGCGGCTCTCCTCTCCTCTACTGTACTGAAACTGAAAGAAGATGGGTGTACTAACTTCCATCTTATTCATGACAGTTACGGAGTTCCTATTAACCAAGTAAGCAACTTAAACCTTCGAGTAAGGGAAGCTTATGTAGAAATCTTTAAACAACAACCACTACAACAATGGATAAAGCAAGTTAATCCAGACTTTGAGGAGAGAGGTAATGGTATAATGATTAATACTTTAGATTTAGAGGATGTAATGGATAGTAGGTACATTTTTAGCTAACTTTCAATGAAACGACACTAATATGGAAACCCTAGAGAGAAAAGATAATACTTAAAGTATCTCAAGAATTGACTTATTTAAATATAATTAGAGATAGTAGAAGTTGTAAATCTTAAAGGATGCTTAATTTATTAAGATAGCTTTAAGTAATGTAAGAAACGAACGAGGCAATTAGCCTATTATTAAAGTCCATAAGGAGAACTTCACATGGCGACTAAAACAATTAAACCATTCGCAGTAAAAGGATTCAATGTAACAACCCCTAAAGGTAAAGCTTTATGGTGTAAGATTGCAGAGCCTGACCGTAAGTACACACCGACTGGTGAACTATCAATGAGTCTTGTATGTGACCCAGAAGACGTTACTGTGATGACATTTATTGCACGGCTAGAAGAGGCACGAGATATTGCACTAGCTGAGACTAAGAAGACACTAGGAGCTAAAGGGGGGGCTTACACTACTAAAGAAGTCTTTACTGAGGAGTACGACCAAGAAGGTGAACCGACTGGTAAGATTATCTTTAAGATGAAGCTAAAGGATATTGACGGACGCAAGGAACGAGGCAAGCAACACAGTATTACAGTTGTCGATGCTAAACGCCACATAGTCAACCCAATCCCTTTGGTTGGTAATGGTTCTGATGTAAAATGTGTAGTCTTTGCTAACCCATACTCAATGGCCTCAACCAAGTCAGTAGGTATCAGTCTGATTTGGGATAAGATGCAGATTATTGAGTTGGTTGCTTTCGGTGGTGGTGATACAGATGGCTTCGATGATGAAGATGGGTTCGAGGCTACCTCAGAGTCTTTCGGTACTAACTCGATTGCTGATGATGATGACATGGACTTTTAAGGAGAACTATATGGAACAGCAACAACGACACCAACACGCAGAACTAATCCACTTATGGGCAGAAGGAGCTGAGATTGAAATGTCTTCCACAGGTAGTATGTGGGTTAGTATTACAGCACCAGCTTGGGGTATTGATACTATATACCGAGTAAAGCCTACGCTAGTAAAGAAGACTCTATGGGTACAGGTATGTGATACGTTAGGATGTGTGAAGCGAAGTAAATATGCAGATAACCTTCTTGATTTACATATAGAGGCAGGTAGTACGTGGCATAAAGTGCCTTCCTGTACGAAGTCAGTAGAGGCTTAAGTGACACCACAGACCTTTAGCGTTCCGATAGTTGTCGAGATGGGAGTACGTAAGAAAAAGAATTACTACCTCAACCTCAATAGCTATCGTAACTGGCAATTCCAACTAAGTAACAGCATAAAGAAAGCATTTAAAATCTTAGTAGCAGATGATATACGTAGTCTTGATAAGGTCACAAAGCCTTGCAAGGTTACGTACGTCATCTACTACCCTACCAAGAGAGCTTTTGATATTGATAATATTGGGAGTGTAGTTACTAAGTTTACCCATGATGCTTTAGTTGAACTTGATATCCTAGAAGACGACAACCACCACTACATTAAAGAAATAACTTACCAGTTTGGTGGGGTCGATAAAGAGTCACCAAGATGTGACGTAACAATTGAGGAATATATATAACATGAGTTTATTTAAAGACGTTGTAGCAGAGAGAATGTTTGATTCTCCACACCTAGAACAGTACGAAGCACAGTCAGATGTAGCTAGAGAGATGGGAGATACTATGGAACACTCAGGGGATATCCTATATAACTTAGAGGATATTTCAGACGATGACATCGAGGCGATGATTAGACAGGAGCTGTAATGGCAGACTACGAGGACGATAGGAGTGAATTCCTATACCATACCAAGTGCGACGCCTGTCATTCATCCGACGGTAAAGCAGTCTACTCAAATGGAGGCACGTATTGCTTTGTTTGTAATACAGCAGGAAGAGGAGAGAAGATGGAGAACACCCCACGTAACAAAGGAACACCTCAAGGCTTACTAGCTTATGAGTACACAGATCTAAATAAACGTAAGATACCCGAAGCAATCGTTAAGCAATACAGCTATGGTATGGGACATGACAGTAAAGGAATCCTATGTCAGATAGCTAACTACTTCAACGATAAGAAAGAGCTTGTAGCACAGAAGCTAAGATATGCTGATAAGTCCTTTAAGTTCATTGGGAACCCTAAAGAAGCTTTAATGTTTGGTCAGCAACTATGGGGTAATACAGGACGTAAGCTAATTATTACTGAAGGTGAAATTGATGCCTTATCAGTAGCTACTGCCTTTGACGGTAAGTATCCAGTAGTTAGTATTAAGAATGGTAGTAGTGCCGCTAAGAAAGAACTAGCAACGCATTTAGATTGGATTAGCGGCTATCAAGAAGTATTCCTTTGGTTTGACAGCGACGATGCTGGACGACAAGCAGTTGAAGAATGTCTAACTATTCTCCCTGTTGACAAGGTACGTATTATTCGAAGTGCTGAGTACAAAGACGCTAACGATATCCTTATTTACAAAGGTAAGGCAGGGATACTCAATGCATTCTATAATGCTGAGAAGTACAAGCCAGATGACATCGTAACCCCTTCTGATCTACTAGATGTAGTAGCTGTTCCAGTCCAAGTAGGATTTGATTACTACTACTCACAACTCACTGATGCTCTGTATGGTAGGCGGTTCGGAGAAGTAGTTACAGTAGGAGCAGGTGTATCTATTGGTAAGACTGACTTCGTAGTAAGCCAAATAGCCTTCGATTTACAACAAGGCTGGAAGGTAGGTACATTTATCCTTGAGCAATCCACTAAGGAAACTCTACAACGAGTAGCAGGTAAGATTGATGGCTGTCACTACCACCTACCTAAAGTAGATAATGATAAGGAGAAACTACTTGAAACTACAAAATCCCTTGAGGGTTCTTTAT